TTAATAAACCCGACTGTCATCGTATTCCAGATAATCGATATCCAGCGCCGGAACGACCGGGGTATGGTTTTGCAGCCAGGCCAGAAGATGCTGAATGCTCTCTCTTTTGAGTGAATTTTTTGGCCAGACGAGGTAGTAGCCATCCCCCGTCGCAATAGCTTCCCTGAACGGCAGGCCCAGCAGGCCACTTTTCAGGGCATCAAGCGTGAGATGCAGGTCGGCGATAGCGATGCCGTGCCCGTTCATCGCGGCAATACTTCCCTGTTCAAGGGTATCGAACACCATACCGCTGCTCATATCGAGCCCCGGGAACAATCCTGTTCTTCGCAGCCAGCGCCGCCAGTCACGTCTGTCCGGTGAAGGATGGATCAAATCGCATTGCGGAAGCCGTTGCCGGGCCGGTTCGATAAGTGATGGGGTACAAACCGGGATAAGCCATTCATGAAAAAGCAGCTGACTCTCCGTTGTGTCACCAAAACGGCCATTACCAAGAAGGATGGCGCAGTCGTAGGGCTCAAGATTGAAATCAACGGTATCAATGTCCATCCAGACGCTGGCAATCTCAACCTGTGGTTTTGCATGGTTGTTGCGAAAAGATCGCAGCACGTCGAGAAGCCATCTCATGGTCAGGGTGCTGGGTGCTTTTAACCGCAGCAGGTGGTTTTCACTGCGAAATGCCCGGCAGGCCCATTCAATGCTCGTGAAGCTCTCGTTCAGCTGTCCGGCAAGCACTCGCCCGGCTTCAGTGACCTCCACGCGAGGACCTTGCCTTTTGAAAAGCTCGCAGTCGAACCACAGTTCAAGGGTACGAACATGTCTGCTGACCGCACCCGGCGTAATATTGAGCGTTTCAGCGGCTTTACTGAAGGAGTTCAACCGCGCAGCAACTTCAAACGCACGCAGTGCATACAATGGCGGTAAAGACATAACGTCCCTTAAATGAAAATTTCATTATGCTAAAACTTGTTCCGGGGCAACGCCAGCAAGTAAATTATGGAGAAAAACAATGATCCCCAATATACCGAGTCATATCGATAGGGGTCAAAATCGATATGCAAAAAGCTGCGGACAAACTCGTAGCCATTAGCAAAGATGTTTATCTGAACGGCTGCAACAGCGATTACAAACACCATATATGCGATAAATAGCGGGTATTTATGCAGCCTGTTAACTTTTAGTTTCCCGAGATAAAGCAAGAAAAAAATTGCAACAGATACAACAAAATAGACGATGGCAGGCCAAACGGGTGGATGAAGCGAAAATTCTAATTCTTGTGACATAATCAATTCTCTTTAGCTATCTGGTACATCTGCCATCCCGTAATGCTCCCAGTGGTCAAATCCAGCGCCATTGCGGTTTTAGATGCCTCTTGTCAACCGTAGTTCATATCCTGTACGTTCGAGAGCTTGTCGCCGGAGAACAATGTTTTGATCATTTGTTGATACCCTTGCCCAGCCCATTTGCAAGCTCTTCCACTTTTTCTAAGGAAAATCCAAATGAAGTTATCTGCGAAGCTGCCGCAGGGCAATCGATGAAACGGAGATATAAGAATTTACGCGATAAGGAAACGCCCTCGACGCATAATGATCGAAAAATTATGGTTGTGCATGGGTCAGGCACGAAAAATAAGATTTGTTGTCAGGAAGGGGGAATTGCAGGCACAAAAAAACCACCTTTCGGTGGTTTCACGACACTGCTTATTGCTTTGATTATTCTGCGTTTTCCCATGGTAGCCGGAGTGGGACTTGAACCCACACAGCGCGAACGCCGAGGGATTTTAAATCCCTTGCATAATATTTAATTTTCAAAAAGTTAGCTGTTTTTTTCCTAAGATAATGGTTTTGTTAGCGCTAGGACTGGCGCGGTTCATGCCTGGTTATCTTAGGAAAGATTTTGACAATTTTTGCGGTCCGGCGCTATAGTTCCACTGCACCAGCAAAATCTGGTGTCGGGATTGGCGTCCCGGATTGAAAAGGCGACTACAGACGCGCCAGCGTCTTTTTTATTGTCGTGCGCACAGCCACATTCGCATTATGGTGGGGCGTGCGGGGGCGGAGAAATCCGCGCCGGTTCCTTTTCCCGGTTACGCCAACCCTGTACGTCTCACCACCTCTCTGATTGGCGTCAATGGTGGTGATAATCCGAACCGAAAAGGAATATCCCATGAACACATCAGTCGCACTTTCCACCGAAGCCCCGAAAGTTTTTTTCAAAGATGGCCGCCTGGTCACCACCTCCCAATCCGTCGCTGACTATTTCGATAAGCAGCATAAAGACGTTCTGCGCAAAATTGACATGCTGGATTGTTCGCCTGAATTTACATCAGCGAACTTTTGCGCCGATGTCCAAACAGTCGAAGTCGGTAACGGTGCCGAACGTGAATCACGCTGCTACATGATCACCAAAGATGGCTTTATGTTTTTGGTAATGGGTTTCACCGGAAAGAAAGCAGCCAGACTTAAGGAGGCATACATTGCCAAGTTTAACGCGATGGAAGCCGAACTGCATAAGAGAGTCCCAGCAGAATCACGCCAGGGTAATTACGCTGTGATCACCTATTTCGAAAACGGTCTGCCGGTGGCATGCCACCCTCTTATGCCTGGCGAAGTAGTTATGAACCCAGATTCATGCTTCGAACATGTAATTCGTTCTGGCTATGTGGTTATGCCCTGCGATGAAGCTGAAAAATTCACTCTCGGTGAGATACAGAAAATGATCACCATCGCGCGACAAGCACGTGATCGCTGGCTGCAACCTTAACCACTCAGGGCGGTCCGTTCTTGCATAGGACGGGCTGCGGCATCTGAAATTATCTTAAATCCCTTCTGTTCTGAACGTTTATGAACCCGCAGAGTCTAATAAACATACTCACCAATTAAAGGGTCATCATGACAGCATTCATAATCACTTCTATCGTGGCAGTAGTTCTTGGGTTGATGATATTGAGTCTCATCAAAGTCGGCATTAGTACATCGAATAATCCTGATAACTTTTAATCTTTTTATCTATCAATACTGTCTTTTAGGACAGAGAAATTCTTATTAAGGATGCAGACAGCAAGATCGCCAATGCATTCTATGCACCACATATCTAAGTAAAATGCCTTCATCCTCAATTGCTGCTTATAGTTCTCTTCTGCCGTTTGAATTTAACACCCCAAATAACCCCAATAACCCCGAAAGCGTTGACACTCAATCAATGAGGGGTTATTATAACCCCTTCAAGACAACACTGAGAGCCGGAGGATGGATAGCAGGAATGCAATAGCAATGATAGAAGCCGATGGGTGGTATCTAGTGAGAGTTAAAGGCAGTCATCACCAGTTCAAACACCCAACGAAAAAGGGGCTGGTAACGGTAAAGCATCCACAGAAAGACATACCGTTACCAACACTGAAAAGCATCAAAAAACAGGCGGGGCTCTAAGCCCCCCTACTGGAGGTTTACATGTTGTACCCTGTTGCTATTGATAAAGGCGATTCATCCTTCGGCGTTCGCGTACCTGATATTCCTGGCTGCTTCTCTGGTGGTGATGATTATCAGGACGCGATTGAAAGCGTACGTGAAGCGATCGAGGCACACATCGAATTACTGGTTGAAGATGGCGAGACCGTTCCCGAAGCTACTACCGTCGAAAACTGGCTATATGATCCGGAATACGCCGGTGCGGTATGGGCACTGGTAGACGTGGATATAACACGCCTGATGGGAAAAGCGGAAAAAATCAATGTGACGCTTCCCTCATTGCTGATCCGCCGTATCGATCAGTTTGTGGCCGCGCATCCAGAATACGGCAGTCGGTCTGGCTTCCTGTCTCGTGTCGCGGCAGATAAAGTAATTGGACGAGAAAAACGATAAGCCTCGAAAGAGGCTTTTAGCGAACGTGCCCTCTATGTATTCGCGGATCCAGTCAGAAAAAGTGAAAATGAGAATTTCAAAATGAGTAATCAACTATCAAAACGCCATTTACGTGAGTGCTTACAAGCTGAAGTAATGAAAAGCGACAAGAAATTCTCATGGACGCGCGTTTTTCATAAAGCATTAAAGTGCCCTGAGAGACGCTTTAATTTTTGGTGGCGAATTGCTTCTTATCTTTATAGTTCTGATGCCAAATGGAAAAAACAATTGGCCAGAAGAATTAATAGAAAACTTGTCCAAAAGTACAACACTGAGATACAGCTGCCAGCTACAATTGCACCTGGGCTTCATATAACTCACTTCACATCAGTTGTTATAAACGGATGTGTAATTATCGGACGAAATTTCAAAATAAGACATAACTGTACCATTGGCATTGGTGGGGGGGTAAAGAATGAAAACTCCAGCCCAAGTATAACAATAGGTGATAACGTTGATCTGGGAGTTGGGACCTCGATTATCGGTAACAATCTCACCATAGGCAGCAATGTCACGATAGGCGCAATGACTTTTGTTAATAAAGACATTCCGGACAACACTGTTGCCTACAATGAGAAGAAGTTAATATTAAAATTTAAGCATTCCTGATTATCATACTGGCAATACAGGCCACTCGATATCTGGTGCATGCGATGTATCAACCCGCATCAACAGCACCCTATATTGCTGCCATGCCAGCAGTAAATCTTCCTCTTCATCTGTTGACATGCCCAACCCAACGGCATCTTTCAATGGTTCAATTACGGCAGTGGCTGAGTTCATGAGCGCTTCTTTCTGAGCATCAGCCTCGGCAAGGAGCTGCTCTTTAGTGGCGGTTGGCGGGTCTACAAGGACAGGCTGATCGTAATCATTTACAGTGATTACCTTACCTTTCTGTTGACCTTCCAACAGATACAGGAACCACTTCTCCGAAATTTCAAGTAAATCATTCGGCCACGTACCTGCTAGTAAATAAGCTTGTTTATCTGATTCATGATAAAAACCAATTTCGCTAGGGCTAAAATAAATCTTCATTTCAATATCCTTTAGCAATTAGCATAAATTTGCCATCGGCGTTATGAGCATATAATGTGCATCCTGTACGTGAATAAGACGGAACATAAATTGCCGAATCATCGCCAGACCCATGCCCTGCCCCATTATATGTAATTACAACCCCTACACATGCATTTGGAAAAGCCGCAGGAAATGTCACGTTAACATTTGTTTTGCTTGGAACGTTTATATTACTCATAACTACTTCCATAACACCTGTTGAAGCATCTTTATGCGTCATGGCATTGGCTGATTTGGTTGCGGTATTTTTGAGGTTGTACCGTGCATCGCTTTCCGCCTTCGTGTAAGCCTGCCCCGCAGGGGTGTAGCTGCCTTTAGGCTGAAAACGCCCGTCACTCTCAGCTTTGGTGTACGCGCCTGTTTTTGGCATGTACCCCGCATCTGATTGTGTTTTGGTGTAATAACGGTTATCAAAATTGGCATAACTTCCCGGATTCACCTGGCCCGGCGCGTTAAAGTTGCCGTTAGTGTCCCATTTGAAATTAATATCCTGCGAGCCACTTCCCTTCATATGCAGGTGCCACGAAAGAACATCTCCGCTAACTAGCGTCCCCATTGAAAATGCCCAGGAGTTCTTACCAGTAACGGTTGCCTGCTGTTTAATAACCGGATGATACTCACTCGGGTTGGTAGTCGAATACGAGTTAAAAAATGGCGCTTTCGATTTGTACTGTTCAGCCCAGGCGTAGGGGCCGGAATAACCTGCCACCATTTCTTTGCCTGCGGTAATTTGTTCGCTTGCAGTGATTGTGTTGTAAACCGATAGCGGCGTTCCTGACTGAAGGGCGCCCGTGGTTAGATTCACATACAGCGGGCGAAGTGAGTTGTAATTACCCAGCGAATCGCCAGAGTTTGTTAACATCAAATAAAGCGTTGTGCCATCATTTCGCCAGAATGCGCCAAAATTACCGTAGGCGATACGCAGGCCATTCGCAGCTCTTGAAACAATTTCACCATGAGCGGAAATTGCCCCCCGGACTTCTGCTGCACCATTAAAATTGAACGATATGGAACCATTTACATTACGTTGCGAATAAAAATGGTATCCCGTCGCATCTTTAAATTCTAATACAGTTGGTCGGTCAACATTCCCCCAAAGATTAATAATCCCATCCAGGGTTGAGGTATTTGAAGAACTGATTTCAAGCTTGCGAGTATTACCTGCACGCACATAACCATTCGCAACCACATTGCCCGTAACGGTCCCACCCGTAACAGGCAGCGCTCCAACCTCCGTCGCGGTTGGTTTTTTGGCTGTAGTATAAAACTCACACCATTCTGTCCACGTGTTATCTGCCGGGTTAAAAGATCGAAGGAAAACACGACGAGAACTGAAAGTACGATATTCCTGTACACAGGCCTCCGCTCCATTTGCACTTGTCTGGCGAACATCCAGTTCGCCGGCTTCAGCAATGGGATAATGTCTGGCAGTAGTGGCATTGGCAGTTAATGCCTGATTAAACCGCCCGTACTGCGTACCTCTGACTGTATTCAAATCGACTGCACCAAGCGCAGATCGATATGGAACGGCACCGACTTCAGTCGCAGTGGGTTTCTGAAACTCTGTGTAAATTTTTCCCCAGTCACCAAAAACGCCTTGTGGCGTTGAGCCTGCCAGCCCGATTAACGGCGCCTGGCCGCCTTGTTTTGCAATAAGGTGCACCTGAGAGCCTGAGTCAAAGCCAAAGCTAATCAGGGCAGCATTTCCATATGTCGGCTCCGATTGCACGCCGTAGAAGCCATTCCGCAGAGGTTTTCGGGCATCAGCAGCAGAAAGCAGAATGTCCGAACCATATCCCCCTAATCCCATCCAGCCTACAACCGGCACGCGGCCAGCAGTTGCATCTGTTTTTGATGTGACAACGTCTTCAGATGCGGACGTTCCCAGCGCGTCCTTGATCTCCTTAGCGGCTTCTCTGACAGCTTTCGGTGTCGCAGCCAGCGTCTCTGACGAACTGTCGGTTTCGCTACTGAGCTGCACAAGTCCTTTACGTGAGGTTGTCGCATCATAAACGCCTATGGCTTCGCGAGACCCTTTTTGTGCAGACTCTCCTCTCGCCGCTATTTCAGATAGGTTTTTATCAATGCGCAGGAACAGACCATCTCCGGTCGCTACTTTGAGCCCTACGTTTGCCGCATCAGATACTGCAAGACGGAATTGCAGATTAACGCTGACACCGTTTTCAGGCTTTTCAATGGCGGCACAGTTCGCAACAGAATACAGTTCGCCAGCATCTGTCAGCAGACCAACTTCCCTGACTACGAATCCACCAACGGCAACCGGTAGGACCAGCTGAGCAATAAACTGGTTCGCCTGATCCGGAGAAACCTGTAGTGCAGAAATTGCGCTGCGATATACCTCACGCACCAGCTTCGTCTGCGCAGGATCCGGTTTAACGGCCTGCCCGTTCCCGTCCCCCACAACAAAATCTTTAATGATGACGGGCTTCCCGGTTGCAGAGGATTGCGTCTCCAGCTCCTTGCCCCGGTTTGTCAGAATGCTGTAATACTTCTCAGCCATGGTTATTCTCCGGCCTCAATAACAACGTCAATCCAGGCGGTAACAGCACCGCCGGCATAATAAGTTCCCTTCGCACCCAGATCGGCGATCACATCAATAGTGGTCAACAGGCTGCGGAGGTTTTTGGCTTTATCGACCTGGCGCCGTATGCGCTGGTAAAGTGCTTCGTCAACAGCCTGTAAGCTGTAAACCTCCACGCGGAAGGTGTAGGGATCCTTGCGCGGTGTATCCTCCCACCACTCAATCACGGTGGTCGGCAGGCTGACGGCGCTCAGCGACCGCCTGACCGCCCCGGCGGTGCCCCGGTGCTGATGGACATAAGCGGCATCCCTGATCACCTGCCTTTTTTCTTCCTCAGTCCAGGCCTCCTCCCATGAATCCACCGCGAATTCCCAGGCCAGCCATGGCAGCAAATGTGCGGGACAGGTATCAGGATTTTTCACCTTACGTACCATGTCAGTATCCAGCGCCGCGATCAGCTCTGTGCTTGCCTGCTCCTGCGCCCGTTCCGGGTGAATGGCTGAAGGTGGAAGCAGAGATCGAAATTTATCCACTCACTCCTCCTTTACGGGTCACGTTTATCGCGCTGCACCATGGGGCCTGTCCTGCTGCCGCTTCCAGATCAGCCGTCGGGCTGAGTAACTTAACTCTTGATACGCCGGGCTGCTGAAGCGCTGAGTAAATCGCGGAAAGCGGTACGATGGCATTAATACGATGGGAAAGCTGTGTATAGCTCGTCAGCGTACTGATCGCGTTTTCCAGCACCGTCTGTGCATCCGGACCGTCTGGTATTTCAAGTTCAGCCTTAACGGTATAGCTGGCGATACTGGCACTCTTCACACTGACAAAATCGGTGAGCGGCCTGACTTCATCCGCGCTCAGTGTGTTCATGACGGTTTCAATAAGAATGGGCCCTGCCTGACCGTTCCCTGTGCGCGAGAGCACGTACACATCCACCTCGCCGGGCCGGTTATGGGTTTCAGGCCCGTAGGCGTCCGCATCCAGCACATCGTTATCCGCAGATTTGGCATGAAAGCGATAAGCGTTACGCGCGCCGGCCGTATTCAGCTGCGCCCACGAAAGCTGTATACGTTCCCGGAAAGCGTCGTCGTCTTCATAAACAGGGTCGACAGGGGGAACCGCATCCGGATCGCCGGGATTAATCACCAGACGGGAAACGTTAAAGGCCGCGCCCAGCTGGTCGAGATCGGCCCCTCTGGCACTGGCAAGGAAAACTGCGCGTACTGCGTCGTTAACCCGCTGGAACGCCAGGGTGAGCTGGTAGGCGTTGATTTCACCCTGTTTATACGCCGGGTCAGATTCCACCAGCGCATCAAATTCCGGATCCAGTTCGCGCAAGCGCGCCAGCCAGCGGGTAAAAATGTCAGCGGCATCCGGTACCACGATGGCATCCGGCACCGCCAGGGCGGACAGGTTAATTACGTCATAGCTGCTTGCCATAAATCGGTATGCCTCCGGTGCTGACAGGAAGATTGTTCTCTTTGTTAATCCCTTCGATATCCACCACACACCCCGTTTCGTCAGCAGGGAAAGAAACGACAACGCGCGTGACCTTAAGCCGGGGTTCCCAGCGTGCCAGCGCCGAGGCGGTCGCGGCGATAATGCGAAGCCTGGTCAGGTCATCACGAGGGTTATCAACCAGCGAAAACAGGTCACTGCCATAATCACGGATCAGTACACGGCTGCCGACGGGCGTGGAGAGAATATCGCTGACGGACTGGCGCAGATGATCGCTACCGGACAGGCGTTTCCCGGTCCGGCTGTTTACACCGTTCATAGTATTTTCCGTATCTGTTTGTCGGATGGCTGAGAGTTATCCGAAGTAATCCGGGCCGGTCTTATCCTTGCTGCCGGATTTTTTTGAGGATTTCGCAGGCTTGCGAATATCAACCACCAGGTTGTATGTGAAACTGAAACCCGCAGGTGTCAGGGAAAACACCAGCGACTCAACCACCCAGGCGCGATCTTCCCGTTCGCCAAAGCCGGACGTGGATACGCCAGACTCTGCCGTAAGAGGAACGTGTCTGGGTCGGCAGGGCCCCGTTACTGTCATTTTTTGTTCATTGCGGCGGGCCTGCGTTTTTTTCGCTTTGGCCTGCTGATCGGCAGTAGCTTTTACAGGCTGGGTATACGGGTTAGCCATTGAGGGACCATCATGATCAACCGTGGTGGTTTTGGTCTTCCCGTCAGCCTCATCGTAATAACGTACGCCGATTTTGCCTGAAGACTTACCACTGCTGGCGGTGGCCTTCCCTGTCGAACTGCCTCGCTCTCCTTCGCTGTAAGACCAGTTTGACACCTCTTCTGGTGTGATAATCAGAGCTGCGGTCTGTTCGCCGGACGCATTTGCCGTGGCTCCCTGACGCAGAAAGAGCCAGTATCCGCCCGACGGTTTACTGACAGCATTCCATGTTCGGGCCAGGCGCGTCAGCAGATTGGCGTCCGATTCTGCCACCTGGTCAACGTGGTCGATATGAATGTCGGCCAGCTCTGCGGCCACTTTTGGTATCAGTCCGTTTTCTTTCGCTACCGTTTTAACCAAATCCGCCAGTCGCAGGTTATCCCAGCTGCGTGTTTTCTGGCTGATCACATCACCCGGTTGTTTTTGCGCGTTCATTGGCGCAGCGGTGGCATAAATTTCGATACGACGTGGCGGGCCGCTGCTGGCCACGCCGGAAACCACGAACCAGCCCTTATCCACCAGATGATCATTAAAACCCAGCGCCACGCGAAGACGAGCGCCTTTTGTCGGAAGGGGGAGCGTTTCCGAGAGCAAGGTGATTTTCAGCTCATCTGCTTTTGCCGTGGCACCTCCGTAATCAGTCAGCGTCAGCTCTGCCAGGCATTGTTGCAGCGCACGGGTAATATCTTTTCCTTCAGCGCTGACGCTGAAAGCGGGAGCATATTCCGGTTTAACAATCTGATCTGCCATTTTTAATCCCACAGGCTGTAAGCAGAAGCCTGAACCGGCGGAGCCAGATCCGGTAAAGTGATAAACAGACCTGAAGGATAAACGGCCCCACGGTCAGCCAGTCCAGGATTCGCTTCAAGAACCTGCGTGACAATATAAGAAAGGTTCTCTGTGCCGTAATGCGTCGCGCAGATCGCATCCAGCACATCACCGTCACGGGTTTGATATGTCATCGGCATAATGTTTCAGCGTCATCGTCCAGTTTTTGTTTCGGTGGCCGCCGCCCGGCAGGAATCGGCTGGTCGTATCTGAGAAGTCGATCACCACCCACCAGCCCAGGACATCTCCTTCACCGCTGACCAGCTGCTGAGGCTGATTCTGGTCTGCCAGGTCGAAGAGATCGTTAACAGCATCCACCCCCTTGCGAAAGAAAGCATGCGATTCCCCTTCAAGCCGGACGGTTCGCCCGGGCTTGCCGGTATACTGCAATAAATCCTGCTTCCCGATCCGCTCCTGTTCGCTCCATCGCCAGCTGGCCTCGCGGGTCAGCTGGTTGTATGCCGTGGTGTCGATCGAAAAGGCAAAATCGCCCAGCATCATCATCACCCGGGCGGCCTGAGCCCCCCGAACAGCGCTGGACTGAAACTGCCCGTAGTCTTCAAAGACAGGAATAATTTCACTCACCAGATTTGTCCTCCGTCCAGCATGCTGCTGTCACCGTTAAATACCGGACTGGTTTTAGTCACCGCGACAACTTCATCCCCGATCGCCTTTTCATCCTGACCAGGTGCGCCATGTATCTCATAATGAAATTCGAAACGACGGTTGTCGGTCAGTTGTCGGGGAGGTGGCGCTTTGTCCGCAAAATCCAGCTTCTGAAGTAAAGTTTCCCAGTAACTGCTTTCCACTTCACCTGACAGTTCTGCCGGTCTGTCTGAAACAGGATCAGGAGGCTGTCGGGAGTTAATCTCAGGCGGTAAGTGCAGGACGTCTGCGCTTTTATCCCTGTAACGTTCGTTACCCCTGAATAAACCCTGCGCTTTGTCAGTCCCCGGTAACGAATCGACATCAACATTCACATCCGGGATACGCTGTGCCGGGTATTTTGAATTCCCCTCAGATCTTTCCTCTGCTGCTGTCCAGTTAAGGGAAGGATAAACATCGACATTTACTACCGGCTTATCCGGTGAGAGGTTGTCTGCGGATCCCTTCGGTTTTTCCGCTGCGGGCCAGACGCTACTTTTTTCAAACGAGGGAAAGGAAGGCAGTCTGTAATTATTCCAGGCGCCGGCAGTGCTGTCGGATGTTTCATGTCCCGGTTGCACAGACGTCTCCTGGTTCTGCTTCAGTGCTGAATCCCAGGAGAACGGCGTACCGTTGCTTTCCGGCGCCACGTATTTATCGAGCGTACTGTTAAAGGTGTCATCGTCGTCGCGGAAAAATCCCCGGGTGTCCCGGTACGATTTTTTCACATCATCAGGCAGGTCCGGCTTTTCCTTCAGTTGCTGCTCAAACCATTCTCCCTGACCGTTGCGCTGCGCCGTCATGCGTGCAATATCAACCGAGCCGGTCATCGCCAGCGATTTGAGTACGTCCCGCTGATCGCTTCTCTCATCCGGCAAAAGCCAGGACAGTTTTTTCGCCAGCGCGTAGGCCACTTTCCCGACGAACACAATGCCCTGGCCGAACGTCAGCACGCCGGGGTAAAGATCATTACGCAGGAAACTGACAATGCGTTTGATCCCGCCCCCCTTAAACCACTCCGCCATATCATCCGTCAACCGGCGGATATCCGGTGCCAGCTCGTTTCCCAGCTTCCCTGAGATTTCCGCTACAGCAGAGGAGAAGACAGTGCGCAGGCTGGTGATGGCGCGGTTGCCCTCCATCGCCCCTTCAGCCCCCTCTTTCGTGACGAGGTTATAGCGCCGCTGCTCGTCCATCAGGTCACGGTAGCTTTTGCCGGACTGCTTCAGCAGCATCAGCAGTTTGCTGGCCTCGCCGCCAAACAACGAATCCAGTGCAAACGACGCTTTCGACTCGTCCTGCATGCTGAGCGCACGCTCGACGATTTTTTCGAACTGCGCCATATCGCTGAGGCCCGCAAAATCCCCCGCCTTAAATCCCAGCGTTTCAAACGCATCCTGAAGGGAACCCTGCTTGCCGTTCTGCTTGTACTCTCCCGCCTTGTGAAGGTACTCCTCGAACAGGTCGCCGATGTTCTCCCCGTTCATGTCGTACTGCTTCGCGAGCGTGTCCCAGGCATCAAACGTCGGGATATCGACGCCATAGCTTTTCGCCACACCAGCCCGTCGGGCCGTTTCTTCGTTGGTGGCCGCAGGTGCAATCAGGGTACCCAGGGCAGAAGCCACCACGCCACCGCCGCCAATCGCCAGCCCGGGAGCAACCATCCCGCCCAGCTGTCCGGCCATACCAAGACCACGGCGAAACAGCCCTTTCCCTGCCCCCTTGAAGGCGGCCAGCCGTTGCGTCTTCTGCATCTGCTGATTCAGCTTCTGCTGTTCGGCCTCCGTTTTGCGGATTTCACGGGACACGTCGCTGTAACGCCGTTTAAGATCGCCAAGGCTGTGCCCTGCCAGCTTCGCACGCTTAATCTCAGCCGCCAGCTTAGCCTGGTCTTTCGTCAGTTTTTCTGACTGCTTTCCAACGTCCTTCAGGCTTTTTTGCAGGCTGTTCGCTGAACGGTTCCAGGAGCTGTCGATACTGCCGCCAAAAGTAATGACGGCCTTAAGGTTCTGGCTTAATCCGGCCACGATTTACCGCCTCCACTTCGTCGGTGAGAAAATCAGAAAACACACTGAACGGCATATCCAGATATTCCGTCATGGGAAAATGCAGGCGCCGTCCCAGAAAACGTATCGCCCGCATTAGCCCTCTTTCGGTCGCTTCTCGGGCGGGAGCATAAAAACATTAAACGCGTCCAGCAGCTGGGCATAATCTGCCGCTGTCAGTTGCCAGATATCCTGTTCGCTGAGGTTGCACAGCAGCGCAATCATGCGCGCCTCTTTTTCTTCCTCACTGCCGCGGTCTTTGGAAAAGGCAATGCGGTCACGCACCAGCGGCTCGCGCAGCGTCACCTGTTCGAGCAGGCCACCGTTCTCAAAGGAAACAGGGGAATACAGTTTGATAACGCGTGTTTCACCAGGAAAAGACATGTTGATCTCCATAAAAAAACGGCCCGCAGGCCGTTGTAAGATTGTTTGAAGTTAAAGCCGTACTTTTGCCGCCAGACCGGACAGAACATCCACGCCATTCACCCGACGCGAGAAGCGCTCAGTATCTATCTCAAAGAGCTCGCGACCATCTTTGGTCTGACGGTAATAGCTCACGGCGATTTCCACCGTGACGGCATTTTCGGACAGGCTGTCCTTGCCACGCGCATCGGGAGTGACGGTCTGCACAAAGCCTTCGATCTCCTCGATGGTACCCAGCGCGGTACCGTTAGCCAGATAGCCCTGATAGGCCGTAAAGCGTGGACGACTGCCGCTGACAAAACCGAAAGCGGTCAGCATATCCACGTCCACACCGTAAAACTTCAGCTGACAGGTTAGAGCTTCCATGCCGTCATCAACAGGGGACGGCGCATCCTGTGCGCCGGTACGCAAATCCGTTTTGACAATGGACAATGCCGGCGGAGTAAATTCATGCGCCCCCTGTATGCGGATCCCCTGCCGGAAGAAGGTCCAGACGCGTAATGTGTTTTTTTCGCTCATGCTGCCAGCATCTCCTCAAGCGCATAGTTGTTATTCACCCGGACGCGCAGGCTGATAAGCTCAGTCGGCGATTTCGGACCAAAGTCATAGTTGATGTACAGCACCCCCGCCGCCATGCTCTCAGCGGTGTTAAGTTCTTCATCCAGCCAGGCGCGACCACCGAAAATGGCTCCGAGGCCGACCAGCTGGCGCATATAGGCGTTGATGGTGCCGATAATGTCGTCGGCATTCTCCCGGTCCAGCGGACGGTCAACATATTCGAGCATCGTTTCCTGAATACTGTCCTCGATGACGTCTGCGGTTCGGCGAACCGATTCGAAGCGCCACTGTGGATCGGTACCGCACAGACGGTTGCCCCAGTGCTTAAACCCTGCCCGGCGGATGATGGTAGAGACGTTCTGCATGTTGAGCAGGTTTGCGTCGCAGTTTTCATCGCCGAGAATGAACTCGTCGATCTGTTCCACCCCGAGGATGTTATTGATGTCCTGGTTGGATTTACTCCACCACCAGCCCTTTTCAAAGTCGATTCGGGCACGCAACCCCGCCGCAAACGCAGAATATGGACGATAGACCAGCTGGCCGTCGGCATTGCTGACCTGTACGCGCGGGCGCAGCAGTTCGGTGCGGGTACCATAGGACTGTCTGCGCTGGACCACTTCCTGTAGTGTCGCACCGGATTCGCAGTCAACATACGCCACCGCCCGCAGCTTGCCGGCGACGGTTTCCAGCGTTTTGCCCACGGCATCATCCTCACTGAACCCCGGAGCGATGACGATACGGGGCTGGTATGTTGTCACGGAGCGAGCAGATGACAGCGCGCCGATCCCGGTCAGCACCGCCGCACGCTGTTTCGCTGTATCGTTAACTTCAGCCACGCGTACCACCACCGTCAGGGCATTTCGCTGATCGTTGATTTCCATCAGGGCCTGCTTCAGCGTGCCTTTTTCACCGAGCCGGGAAAGCATCGAGGTACCAACAATCGCCACAGGAGTATTCAGCGGGAAAGGTTCATCTTCGCCGCCTGCCAGCTGCAACCGGAACGGTGTGACCACGCCACTCCCGCTTCCCGTTGCGGTGACTTCCACATCATCCACCGCGCCCACGGCAGTGGCCACTGCTGAAGGGGTTGCCGTCAGCTTGCCCGTTTCATCGCAGCCAAGCGTGATAGTCAGCGTTAATGCCTCCGCATTCCAGGCAGCAGAAGTCTCAATCGCTGCGGGATTTTCTTCATTCGGGATGCCGGCTACAGCCTCAACCACCACCACGTTTCCTGACCTGCCAGCAACTGTCGCGGCAAAATCCACAACATTATCCAGAATCGGGGTTCCTGTGCTGGCACTGGCCGGCGTTCCGGCAGAGGCATCTGGCGCAGTACCCACCAGGCCGATAATGGCCGTCTGGATCGTCGTGACCGCGACCGTACCGGATGTCAGTTCGATCGTTTCCACACCATGTAAATTCGCCATTTATTTTCTCCAGGCATAAAAAAACCTGCCGCGGCAGGTCACATTTTTTGATTGGGGGGATTCGTGGTTCCGCCGCCATCACCATTTTCTTTATGGTCATGGCCGTTGTAGGTTTCGCGGATCCCGCTCATTTTCCCGGTACCGTCAGAAATTTCCTGTGTTGCACCGATGTTTCCCTTCACATTCGTGTCGGAATTGATTTGCGTAACGCCCTGAACTGTGAGGGTGTCGGTAATTTCCACCGGACCATCGAGCGTTCCCTTTCCTATAATTTTGTAGGTCCCGCCCTCCGCCAGCGTAATGGTCAGGGCATGTGCGGCGCGGTCATACCGGATCTCGGTACCGTCACCGTAGCGGGTGATATGTTCGCTGTCGCTGCCCTCCGGTACCGGCAGACCGCCGGTATTCCAGCCGGGAAACACCCGGCCATTATTAAGCTCGCCCGCCTCCGACAGCACCGTGACCGCATCCCCGACCGCATACGGATTGGAGTCAGCCCGGTTTGCCCCGGAAAAGCCCTGGCAAAGCGGCAGCCAGGTAGTGATGATTTCGCCCAGATCCACCCGGCACTTCGGTATACCGTCATGCTTAACGGAATGAATAACCCCGCGCCGCACAATATTCGCCAGGCGGCGCTGTAAATCGCCCTCGATATCACTCATCGGGTTTCGCCTCGTAAATCAGTTGATAATCGTCCACATGCGCGCGCCCGATATCCGGAGCCTTACCAAGCCAGACGCCGTTCAGCGGAGAATTAATCTGCGCAAACGGATCCGCACCAAAGGCTGCTGATTGTGTGAAGGAGATCCGCCAGACCAGATAATCATCCATGCGCGGATCAAACTCATCGCGTGACGCATCGATAAAGACGGCTGGCTCAAGACTGGTCAGGCCGAACTGTTGGCCGTCAATCCACTGCGTGATATCCGCCGCCGCCGTGCGCAGGAAAATTTCGGGTCGGCTGACGCCAGCGCCTGCCGCGTCCACCACAACGAACAAATCGCAGGACAGATTCACATTAAGCTGTCCCTCGTTGCCGCCGCCCTGCTCCCAGCCGTTAATGGAGAAATAGACCGCCGGGGTGGCCAGTCCGGTAAAGCGGGGCACGTTTTTTTCCGGGTAGGCATCGGCGTCACGCACCCACGCAATTTTTTTCAGCGCGCCGGTGACAGCATCGTGATACTGCCCAAGCAGTAATGGCTCAGCCATAGTCCACCTCAGACAGAAATACGGGCTTTCACACGCCCGCGCAGATCGGTTTCAAAGTGATGCATAAAAATCTCCATCGCCTCCGCAAAGGCGTTATCTTCGATGTAATTCAGCATCGGCTCATAAATATCGACTTCCGCTTCGCGGGTACGGCGGGTATCCGGATCGCGAATAACCACCGTCCGGCGGTTTTCACGGCGGGAGCGCGCCACTTCCCCGTTTTCAAAAGTGCGCGGGGATAGCAGGCTGCCCTTTGGAGTGAATCCGGCGTTTTCTGCCTGGCGCCGCGCCTTTATATACCGCCCGGTGGATTTATCCCGCCGGGTATGGTGAGGCCTGACCCGCCCGTTAATCCTGCCTTTCAGGTCTTTTACCTTGATGGCATTGAGACCAAACCAGAGACGAAAATTATCCAGTTGTGACTGAGAAGCGCGATCAAGACGAAAGGAAAGCAGACGCCGGCGCACCAGATCCAGGCTGCGCGGCGCCAGCCCGTCTTTCAGGTCAGCCATCGCTTTTTTACGTAAGGTAGCGGCGGTACGCTTCAGCGCACGGGAATACGCTGCCCGAAACTGTTTATGGGTGGCACCGATGTGCTCCGCTATCCGCCAGATGGCATCCACATCGATATCGACGGGCAAATCCCGCCGTAGTCTGGACTCACGCGCCATATCAGCTCCACTTGTTGATGTCCGGCTGCACCTTACCCGGTGCGCCATACGCCAGCGTGACGCGGGTGCGGCCTTCTTCATCAGCGCCAATGTGCGTCACACGATAAGCCGTGCCGTTGATCTCCACGCCGTGGTGTTTCTCAAGCCCCACGATATCGGCGGTCATCGCGCTGAAGGCCGGAGAGCGATCCTGAATTTGCCCCCCGCCGGGCACGTCAACCGGGACATCAGGCGTCTCGAAAATCACGGTAACAGGACGCAACTCAGCGCCGACAGACAGGACAGCAGGCAACTCTTCGGCAAATGCCCGGGATATCCGGGCATCCGCGTTTAACAGGCGTTGCCGAAAGCGGTTCATCAGTAACCAAGCCGGACCGGAACAGAATCCGCATCCGCCGCCGCCTCAGCCCAGGCCGTGCCCGCCAGAGGATTCGGAACCGCCTCCTCACCCGCTTCCGCAGTCAGTTTACCGTCGGCCAGATAGAGCTTCTGACCGACAGTGACCGCTTCCGCTGCCTTTGGCAGGACGAACACCCCCGTGGTATGCAGCACGCCCCACTGCCCTGCCGGGATGTCGTCGTGAGCGACGCCCACCAGTGCCCCAGAAAGCACGGCATCGCCTGAGTGAATATTGGTCGCACCGGTATTCTGAAAATCAAGAGTGTTGCCGTCCTGCTGATAGTTATTCGCCATGTTTTTTCTCCATAAGAGGATAAGGCGGCCCGCGCCGCCTTCAGGGATAAAAAAACCGCCAGAAGGCGGTCGTTATTTCTTGGTGACTTTAACCAGACCACGCCAGTCAAGCGGGGCCACACCCGCATCAATGCGCACCTTGAATGCGGCGCCGTCAACAGTGAAGCCCTGCTGCTGCTCCAGATACGGCGTATCGATACCATCCAGGTACGCCACTTCAATGGTGTCGCGTCCTTTTGCAGCCGCCAGGTAATAATCAGTCGGGCTGCTGTCATCCAGTCGTGCTTCTGAAAGTACTGTGGCAAAGTTCCGGATCGGGTTCTCAATACCGCTATTGGCATCTGCCCCCGGCACACTGGCGGATTTGATAAGCTGATTAGCACGGGACTCAATAGCTACCGGCGTCAATGCAAAAGCCGGACGGATATTGAGATGACGATCGCCAGATTTCTGCAACAACATCGCCTTACGTCCATCATCCAGTCCTTCAATGCTCAGGTCAGCCGCTATCAGGTTGCCATGGTCAGCATGGAACAACGGTTTGCCATCAGACATTTTCGGATTGCTGGTCAGAACTGCCCACACCAGATCGCCCACGGTCGCGCGTGCCGCACCACCCATGGCATATGGGATACGGGTCAGCGTATCCATGTCATCGTTGATGATGGTCTGACGATCGATACTAAACAGTTCGCCGTAAGTCGCCAGCGCAATGGGTTCACCACGATCTTTCATGGTGACATACTTATATTCCGCTCCGGCACGTACCTTGCGAAGGGTCGGGAAAGATTCCAGACCAGCACGATGCGCGGTTTTGAAGTCAGTCAGCGTGCCCTTACGGGTCCACTGGTCAAAGGTTTCGCTGGCTTCATCCCAGCCCAGCAGCGCGGCTTTATGCGCCACATCCATCAGGATATTGCCAAAATCGCTGCTGCTGTGAGTGAATGCCAGCCCCACCATTGCCAGTGGAGAACCGTAGCCGGAGATACCAATCCCGCGATCCACCAGCGAGGCACGCGCAAGCTCACGCAGGGTATAGCCGTTGTAGGCGTTATCCTTCTCGGCCTGCGCATAACCCGCTCGGGTCATTACCGCAGCGCGAATGGAATCACCGACCAGATTGCCGTTTCCGGCATACATATGAATAGCGCCAGGACCGGCACTCGGCGTAGTCCCTGCCGCCAGCGCCTGGAGGAGTCTGTCACGGGCTTTTTCCGCCGTGCAGGAGAAGTCGGCCAGACACTCCGCCTTCAGTGTCGCGAAGGTCGGGAACGCCTCAAAAACAGCGGAAACCGTGTTCACGCGTTCAGCGTTTGCCGTCTGCATCTGCTGTTGCAGCTGCTGGGCCAGTGCAGTGATATCGATATTAGTCATCTGCTGCGCGGGCTGTTGTGGCGCTGGCGGGTTCAGGTTCGCCTGTACCGGCGCGGGCTGCTGTGGCTGATTCACCGGAGCTTCGGCGCGCGGCGCAAAAAGAGATTTAATCTGTTCTGGCATGTTCTGGTAATCCTTCAGTTTATTTTCATTCACACAGGCCGCAGCCTGTAGTTCAGGTTCAAGCGTGTCAGCGAAACCTTTCTCCACTGCCTCGGCCCCGTTAAGCCAGGTCTCCGCTTTCAGCATCGCTTCCAGCTCCTCCTGCCCCAGTCCGGTTTTATTCATATAGGCGCTGAGCATCAGGGCTTCGTTACGATCAAGCCACGCGGCATAATCGCGCATGTCATCAGAATCCCCGGCGATCCCGCCCCACGGTTTGTGGACCATGATCCAGGCGTTTTCCGGCATGTGCACCGTGGCGCCGGGCAGGCAGACAATCATCGAGGCCATGCTTGCCGCCACCCCGTCCACCCAGATATCCACTTTCGCTTTCAGCCGCGACAGGGTGTTGTAGATGGCAAATCCCTGCATGACATCGCCGCCGGGGCTGTGGATATGTAAATCCACCGCGCTGGCGTCAAACACCCCGGCTTCTTTACAGTCCGCGACGAACTGCTGGGCTGTGATGCCCCAGCCGCCGATCACGTCATAGAGGAAGATTTCGACGCGCCCGGCAGACAGCGCGCGGATTTCGTACCAGCACTGACCGTTTGCCGCATCGACACCCGCTAGGCTGGCGCGGGGGTTAATCATCATCGTCCGGCTCGCGCCGATCGTCTTTTGGTTTTGCCGTTGCATCTGGCATCGCTCCTTTGTCGTTGGCGGCGTCGGAATCAAACACCAGCCCGTGTTGACGGTTAAATTCGGTTTCACGCAGTCGCTGGCGTTTAACCTCCTGCGGGTTTTTACCCCGCGCCCGTGCCCATTCCGCTTCGGTACCAGCACCGCCACGAACAATGGCTTTCCAGGCATTAGCCTCTTTCCCCGGATCAATCCACGGCATCACCGGGCCGAGATAAAGCGCGTTATAGAGAGAATTTGGATCCACATCCGGCGGCACTTCAACGCCACTCAGCAACGCCATCGCCAGCCATGCGCGGTAAACGGGCCGGCTGTGCTGGCCGACAAACCACTGTTGCAGGACGTTGTACCCTTCGAAGCTCTCCACCAGCTCCTGACGCTGGGAGCTGTAGGTGCCGTTATAGTCCCGGGCAATGCTGGAATAGCTGCCGCGCGTGCCTGCGGCCACGGCCCGCATCTGTCCGTTTCGGAATTCATAGAGGTGAACATTCGGGCGATTGGATTCCACCATGCCAAGGTCTTCACCCGGGCGCAGATCGTCGTAAATCATGCCCGGGGCGATATCGTAATGACGCTGGCCGCCGGGAGGTGAAAACTCCCCGTCGTCACCAAGAGACTGCGCATCACCGCGCTTGATATAGAACCCCAGCGCGGCGGCAATACGAGCGGCGACGCGTTCACTCTCTTCATAATCCTTGATGTCAGAAAGACGGGTAATGACTCCGTGGATCAGGCTGATACCACGCAGCTGGTGCAGGCGCTTGCGCTGCGCAAGGTGAAGCATGTTTTCAGCTGAGACGGTTTTAAGTTCAGCGCTGAATCGCGTCATATTTGCCGGATGGTACTTGTAAACGCGGTAGCCGACGGGACGTCCCCAGTCGTTCACAATGATGCCCTGGCGAACCTGCTGGCCGGCGGTGCTGTTAAGGTTGAACGGAACAAAATCCGCCTCCAGCATTTCCAGCGAGAACGGTACGGAGGTGGAATGTTGCAGACCCGGCACATTCCCCCTGACCAGTTGCGTGAACACTTCCCCGTCACGCAGTGCTGAACGCAGCAGCAGGCGTTCAGCTTCCGGGCGGGTGAACATGCCAGTCACCTCAGGACGCACGGACCATTCAGCCCAGAGCGCCGAAAGTTTCCCGGCGAAATCGGAATGAAGATTCCCCTCCAGATCGAGGGGCTGAGGCTCAACATGGATCCCGTGGGCACCAATCACCCGGTCTTCCATTTTGTCGAACAGGCCGATCACCAGATCATGGTTTTCATCAAGCCACCGGGCCTGTTCCCGCAGGGACTGACCTGCTGCAAACACAGAGGTGTCCGCCGACTGGCTTTGCTTTTTCGCCTTGTGCAGCCGTGACGGATTTGCCGCTTCATACGCATTAAGCCGGAGACGATCCCGCTCGCGTGCCGCGGCCCACCCGGGGGAAATTGCCCTCAGTGTTCTTTCAAGAATGCCCATAGAACGCCTTACAGAAAGTTAGCGAGTTTGTACGAACCACCACGGCTGTTGACCGCGCGCCAGCGACGCTCCCAGTATTCGAGCTCATCGCGCAGCGCCTTCGGATCGTGGTTGGTAATGGCGCGACCGTTTACGCCGGTGAAAGAGATACTCTTGCCGTCCAGCGAGTCCTGGTAGGCCTGGCGCACCATCACCAGCGTTCTCCAGATGTCGTCTTTCTTCACAGCCAGCCTCCTCCCCTACCGGAAGATCCCAGCCAGCTGCCGGAAAGCGTGTTTTCTTTCTCAGGCTCAGCCCTGACTTGTGGCTGAACGGTTTTGTTTTTTTTCACGGTTATCTCCCTGGGGCGTTCCCCTTGATGAATATTTGGGTTGAGATCCTGCGGCTCAGCCCATGAAGGAGGTTTTTCCCAGTCGCGAATTTTTTCGTAGCCGCGCAGAACCGCGACGGCGTGGGCATAGCAGAACAGGTCAAAGGCTTCGTTGGCGCCCTTGCCTGGCTTACGCCATTTGCCATCCACGCCGCGCTCTTCGTAGGTGAGTTCCTCGTAGAACCACTCCCCCAGCCAGTCGGGAAAATGGATATAGCCTGCTCCGGGAGTCTCACGATCAAGGTTATTGCTGAGCTGATCCTTGAGCAGGTCGGTTTGCAGCAGATACACCGGCACCTCGCCACGCGCATCAGCGCGACGGTCACTGCGTTCAGTATTATTCGGGTGAGTTTTGGTAATAATTTTCTGGCGTTTTGTGCTGTCGCCCTTGATCAGATAGACACGCTTACCCAGACCATCCCGGCGACACTGGCGCCAGAATTTATAGGCATTATCTGTCACCCCTTCCTCACCGCCGCTGTCGACGGCCATGGCCAGCACCGGCATACGCCGCGTCGGGTCAGACTGAAGTGCGTAAGTTTTTTCCAGCACATCGGAGACAAGCAGCTGCCAGTCTTCCGGATACGCGCCGGGGTGGACTGGCTCCGCCTCGCCATGTTCATTGCAGCGCAGGGATTGGCGGATGTTGTAGCGATCCACAAGCCAGCGTTCACCGTTTTCGCCATAACCAATTATCTGCACGACGAAACGGCGCTTTTTCCCGCCCTGAACGTCGACGGCTGCCAGCAGGAAACGCACCTTCGGCGGAACCAGGCGTTTACCGTAATCCTCCGCACGCTGCATCAGCACATCGGCGCGTCGCTGTTCGCTGGCCGAGCGCGGCAGGTACGGCAGCCCCCAGTCGGTGTTGATAACCGCCTTGAGGGTTTCTTCGCTGCCGGTAGCCTCATACTCCTGCTCAGCCGTAAGCAGTTTGTACACCAGCTGCGCCCAGGTCTGGTACGCGGCTGCGGGCCCCTCCATCCAGAACGACGCTATGCGCGAGCGTCGCGGCTCACCGGAAATCTTGCCGTCCCGGTCAATACTCTGACCTTCACGCAACCAGACACCCACCCCGTTAAGCTCGCGCTTTTTATCTGCGGTGATAATGGTGCTGCAATGCGGACAAAGCAGATGAGCCGACTCACTGGCTTTTACCGGATCAGGTTCATCACGGTATCCGGTCATCGCCTCCATCGCAGGCTGAAAATATTCACCACAATGCGGGCACGGCCAGTACCAGCGACGGCGATCTCCACGGTTGTACAACGAAAGCGCGCCTGTCGTTGGTGGTGCTTCATGGGGAGATTTTCGGCGCCATTTGCTGTCGCGAATGTCCCGGCCTGGCGAACACTCCACCAGAGTCATCCCGGTGGACATAAAGGTGGTGGTACGCTTGGAAGCCAGGGTAAAACCGTCACCCTCGCCATCGATGTCCTCAGGGAAGCGGTCATAATCGGTGAGCGCTACACATTTGAAATCTGACGAGGACATGATGTTGATGGAAGGCCAGCCAATCTTGAGATAGTTGCCCGCCAGAAAAGTACGATCATGCACGTTGTTGTCGTTTCGCAACGGGCTCAGGCGTTTCGCCACTTCTGGACTGACACGAAACGTTCTAGCCAGACGTTTTTTAGAGTGCTCACGCGCTTTCTCTTCGGTCATCTGAACGACGAGCATATCGGACGGGTCACAGACAATGTTGTATACAACCCAGCCATCCACCAGGCCGATCGTTTTCCCCGTTCGTGCCGGTCCAACAAACACCACTGCATCGTATTCACGCATCGCGAGGCAGTTCATCGGCTCTATCACATAGGGAGCGACAGCAGGATCCCACGGTACCGAGTTACCGGCCCCCATAGGTACGCGCATAAATTTTTGAACCGCCTCAGCCACAGGCATACGGCGCGGGGCTTTGAGAATGGCGGAAGCGTTACGCCTGACTTCCGCTGCCGTGGCCTGTCGCATGATTTACTCCTCTTCTGGCATTTTCTCCTGTTCTGGTGAGTCGGCCTGCTCAACTTTGAGGGCTATCTGGTCGCGCAGATCGTCAATAACCTGCTGCACCCTGACAACTGCGGAAGGGGTCATGGCGCAGTCTCGTTCAAGGATGTCGGGTAACGTCTCCAGCACCTGAACCATTGCTTTTGCCATGGAGGAAAATTCTCTGGTGACTTCTGACGCCGGGATCAGCTCCCCTGTTTCCTGCTGAAACTTGAGCCTTTCACGCTCCGACTGAAACCAGGCTTTACGATCGGGGGGAAGCATTTTGTCGACGTCCACCAGCTCCGACGGTGTGGTACTCGTCAGCAACTCCCTGAGGATATCGGTGATGGCATAAAGCTTAAGTTTTGGATTGCTGCCCGGTGCCGGCTGAACATTTGCAAGCTTGCTCGCGACCGTCTGGCGGTGCAGATCGGTAATGGCTGCCAGCTGCGTGATATTCAGCCGGAAATTTTTGAGTTCGTTATCCATGATGGTGAACAAAAAATAGTCATTTCGACATCCTGCTAATGATCAGGACTGAAATATCAAGAGGTTAAACAGATGATGATGAAACCCATAAAATGCAAAAAACTAGCCGTTTCCCGCGTGTCCTCGCCCCCTCGGTGTTCCAAACCGCCAGGAGTACCTTTCACAGATGAGATTCATTTTCACCTGTTCTTTGATGCCAGAAATGCCGCCCCTGTGCTGATCGCGGCGGTTAGCGATTCAGCCAATACCTCCGCAGGTATCATAGGTAATCGAGCAGCCCAAAAAGCTCTTGTCCTCACCCAGTCCATTTCTCCGGTGAGTTGTGATGTAATAGCAACTTGCAGTTCTTTTATCAGAGCTGCTTTCTCTTCTTCTCTTTCGTACAGGGAGTTATTCATAATCATGTCCAATATTGACAGGTTTGACGAGATTGCAGGTCAGGTATTTGCTGATTTGTACAATACGTTTCCTCTTACCAAAACCTTGGGGCTAGCAAACTACATTGAAGGTGACTCCGCACTAGATCCTGATGGATTTACCGGAGCTGAGCTAACGGCAGAGGCAGAGTTTGTTAAAGCGACAATTACATGGCTCATCAATGCTGGCTTTCTTTCCTCCGGTGGTTTTCATGGAGAATATTTTATGGACGTTATTCTGACCCCTAAGGGCCTTGAATGCCTGAAACTCATGCCGGAGAGCCTGACATCTTCAGCCGGAAACGAATTAACAAAAGCGGTTAAATCTGGGAGTAAAGAGACTCTAAAAATGATTACCAACCACGTGCTGGCGCTGGGCGTAAAAATCATGGCCAGCAAATATGGACTTACTAATTAATGAAAATTGAATTGTCAACTAAGGAGCGATGGTCATGAGCAGTAGCCCACGGGTAAACCAGTTCAATGTCATTTTTCCCGTAATCTGTACCTTACTTGGTGTAAGCATCACTGCGTTTTTAGGATTGTACGGAAACTATTTACAAACTCACAATGCCTCCAAAACCGCGTGCATTATTCGGATAGATAAGCAAGAGTCGCTCCTGAGAGAAAAATATAACCAATTTATGGTTTCAGTAACTTCGTTTGGCTTTTCACCTGCGTTAACCAACCCAATGACGAGAAGTGACCTGAGGAAAGATATGTTACCCGTCGTTCAAAGTGCTACAGAAGTAATGACGTACGCACCTCCTGAGCTGGGTATGGTTGCGGCTAACGTTCTTAAGGCCTTTTATCTGGCAGATAATGCTGGTGATAATCACGAATTACAAGAGTCTGCAATTAAGCAAGCTGGGCAATCGTTTAAGGGAGCGTACAGCGCTTATATGAAGGCGCTCAATACTCTTGACCATCAACGGCAAGACTGTGATTAAATTTCGTTCTGAAGCCCTCCCTTTATGTGAGGGACGATTGACTTATCCGTCTGTAATGGTAACGACTCAATGTGAGGAAGATTTTTGTCGTTAAATTTAAATATGCATTTTTTGAGCAAGATGTTAAGGTCCAACAGCCTTAGAGCAAGAAGCACAAAACATAACAAAAGATTCAACTCATAATTGCCCCGTAACAGGGGCTTTTTTTATGCTCGAACTCAACTCAAGCCCACCAGCTGGTAAGCTTTGGTTCTGACAGGTTGTGGTGCCGGGTGCCTCCCGGTGAGCCTTTTGGTTAACCAACCTTGACCCGCTTGCTCCAGAAATTCACGATGCCCTCATGAAGAAGAGTCGTCAGGTTAATTAGCCCCGCCGCTTAGGGGGATTCACCACGGTTTAACTGTAACACATGAATGCTGAGCGAGTGTGGGGCTGTGAGAATTTGCTACGGTTAAAGTCCAGAGGAGAGACTGTGTAAGAGCCTCATGGATGAGGTTCTATTTTGGATGGCAGTTCGCCTGCCACGCTTTGTTATGCGCCAGGATGTCTTTCTTCGTCTGCCTGTCCAGCACATCCCAGTCGTGGGCAGTTCCGTAGATAGGTTTAACCCAGTCGCATGCCGTATCGACTACCTCAACCCTTACGGGTCCAGTTTTCCCGCAGCTCGCGATCAACATCGTCGCCAGGCATATGGTTAACAGTTTGCTGTACATTGCTGGCCTCTTTCGTTGCTTCTACCCTGCGTTTGGCTGCTGTGACCGTTGCCGCTGCGTTATCTTCGGTGCGCAGCTGGTCGGCTTTCGCTTCCGCTTTGCTGGTGCCGCGTGAATGACCCAAGCCAAACACGGCGGCGATAACAGCAAATACAGCTACAACGAGTCCGGTGATCATCTCAAGCGTCATATAACCACCCGTTCCTTTACCCAGCCATACACAAACGTCTCGTTCGCACTGCGCTGTTCTGCCAGTTCGAGATAACGCTGACCCTGGCTACAATTCAGGGCCCGGAGCATAACCATCTCACCCTCTTTTCCTCGCCGGGAAAGATAGCTTTTTAACGCGCTGATAGTTCGCGGACCGATAAAACCATCTGCAATCAGTTCGGGATAGAGCGTGCCCTGAATGTTGAACACGTTCAGCCAGCGCTGGAACCATTTGGTCTGAACTGATGGGCCCATGTTAACGCCGGTATCGCACAGTTCGGCGGCGATCGCTGGCGACAAGTTTCCAACCTGATCGAAACGCGGACCATACCAATAATCAGCTTCAAGAATTTCCAGCGCCTGCTGTCGCGTGAGATTACGCATATCTCCGGTGTACCCGTGGGAGCGCGCTACCGCTTGCGTGATTCCCCAGTTTGTTGGGCCACCTTTATCGTCGGGGTGATTAACGTAACCGCCCTCTTTGCCAAGAATAGCGTCAAAAATTTCGTCTTTTGTCATTAGTGCCTCAGAAGATCAACCAGACGTGCCAGATTTCCCCGGACCTTCATAACAGCTGCGCATATCAGGAGATTCGCCATCACCACCAGCCAACTGGAGTCACGATAGAGGCCGAAGATGAATTGCCATGGGATTACTGCGTAAACCAGGATGGTTATATACGCCAGGATTGAGATAAAAGGACGGTGCCGGGCACCATGGCGCTGGTAAAACATCAACACGATTACGATGGCCGCACAGATAAACGCATTAAAGACTGCTGACGGGTCAATTGCCATTTCCCCCTCCCCCGCGTAGCCGCGAGAAAAACTTGAACACGTCGTTCAGATCCTGGTTGTTAAGATAAGTGAGGATTTTTATACACAGGGCAGACAGAATCACTGCGCCCAGTGCATCCAGAGGTTTTTCATAGTGCGAAGCTGCATTTAGCATTGAGCCAATAAGTCCCGCCCCAAGTACCCCAACGATAAACGACGTTAGAAAATACCCAGCCAGTCGTGCACGAGACAGGTTCGTTGCTGTCGCGACGTAGAACACCGCACCACCAAACGCCCCGAACACCACACCGAAATCTGTATGAGTAAAGACGCCGTACAGGACTGAACACAGCAGGCCGCCGCCGAGAACAGCGCCAGTGCCGGTTAATGGATCGGACATTAAGCCCCCTCTATATTGCTTTGGATCCTCTCATAATGGTTGAGGGGAAATAAAAAGGCCGCCGAATGGCAGCCTCAAAAACGACAAATCCCACCTCTTCATGCGGGATTTCGATGATTAAGCGGTGTGACGAAGTACCACTCTTAACAGGTTACGATAGTTTTTGCGTACGCGTTATAGTTTTCTTACAATTGGGTTTTCAGTTAAAGGAATTTAGCCATGCCAACACTTAAAGAACTCAAAGATGAGCTCGAACAGCTACAAGATGATACCGCGAAAAGCAGAAAAAAAGCTGAAATCGCATCATTGGTCGCCTCTGCTGACAATGATATCAGGCTTGCTCAGCGAAACATTGGATACAATGTGCGTGAGTGGACAGTAGAAGTGATAGTACAAAAATATGGAGATAATCTTAAATCTGATAAAAACGAACTTTTCATCCCTGACTATCAACGCGATTACAAATGGGATGTCAAAACCGCCTCTCGGTTTATTGAGAGCATTTTATTAGACTTCCCAATCCCTTATTTATACATTGCCGATGTTTTTAATGAGGATCCTGAGCTTGATGGGCGCGTAGAAATTATCGACGGCTCACAAAGAATTCGTTCAATATATTATTTTTGGAACAACGAGTTTGAATTAAAGGATTTAAAAGAGCTCAAAAGCTTAGAGGGCTTTAAGTTTTCAGATCTCCTAGCTAGCCGACAAAGACGTTTCTTAAGGGCATCTTTAAGGTTTATTGAGTTAAAAGGGGATGTTGAAGAACAACATAGACGAGATTTATTCGAAAGAATTAACTCTGGCGTCAAAAGACTTGAGGCTATGGAAGTCAGGCATGGTTCAGATGCAGCCGCCTCCGTATTTTACAGAGAAGTTGTGTCTCCTTGTTCAACTAATGAAGTATTTGCTCGCCTTGCTCCTTTATCCGACCGAAAACGCTCAAACGGGGATCATCGTGAATTAGTTTTGCGATTTTTTGCATATCTTAATGACTTGGATAATTATAAAGGTTTTGTGGCGCCATTCATTGATAACTATCTGAATGTTCAAGCCGAGACTGTTAAAGAACAAGATGTGGATAATTTTATAAACGATTTTGAAAGCATGTTAGCCTTTGTGGAAACTCATTTCCCTATGGGATTCAAAAAAACGCCTTCAAGTAAAACTACCCCGCGTGCCAGATACGAAGCGATAGCTGTAGGTACTGCACTTGCATTAAAAGCTAACCCTCATCTACAGTCTCCAGCTATTCCTGTCGGAGATTGGCTATTTGAAGAAGAATTTGAAGCTATTGTTACTGCTGATAGCGCCAATAATACTAGCCAGCTAAAAAACAGAATATTCTATGTTAGAAATAAACTACTTGGAATATAACTATGAGCTTAGTGGATTTAAGAGATGAGTATGAGGAAAGGGCAAGAGATATTATAGAATTACTTTCTCTAGCATCCTCTTTAGAAATACAAGCACAGCAACTTGATCAGCATGAGCAATCTGATGAAATTGAATCAATTACTCTCAGAGTTAACGTTTTGAAATCGTCGATCCACATGATGTTGTATAATCAAGTGGAGAACACTGCTAGAGGTTGTATTGAGTCAATCTATGATCATTTGCAAGATAACAATGTATGTTATTCTTCTCTTAGGGAGAGATTCCAAGTCAACATACTTCATCGAATAATTTCTGATAATGAGACTGGTAAATCTCTATATCAAAAAATTGGTTCAGACATATCTAAAAAGATTATTTCGGCCTCATTAAATATACGAAAAGAGTTTAATGGAAATGTTTGCAAGCCTGTGTTACACAAAATAACACAAGCATACGGAATAAATGTAGCTAACTCACCAGAATGTAGAAATGGAGTAGACTTAGATTTACTTAAGGATATCAGGAATGAACTGGCACATGGAAGCACCAGTTTCTCCAGAAAGGGTCAGCTTGACCCTTTAGAGGAAGTTAAAATGAGATCAGAAAGGATTGACCTTTATTTACGATTGCTAATTACTTCAACAGAGGAGTATATAGCATCTAACGGTTATTTATCTCCTCAACATGCCTAACAAATGTTTCCCCTATAACCTGAGCGATTATAGGGGGAACAGCATTTCCAATCATCGTCCCCAATTTTTGAAATGAAAATGGTGTTCCCTTACCGAGGAACTCATAATTTAAAGGAAACGATTGCAAAATAGCAGCCTCACGCAATGTTATTGCGCGATTTTGCTCTGGGTGACCAAACCGCCCATTGCCGTATCCATAACACTGCGTGGTTATTGTGGGGCTCGTGTCATCCCAAACCATACGGCCATATACACTTTTATAGGTTGATCCAGAGTTCTTTTTGTGGCAATCAGCTCTGATGTCTTCAGGCCAATCATCCCAAGTGCCGCCAGGTAAAGAATGCATAATTCGCTTAAGATTAAGATCCCTTAATTTAGGAGAGCAATGCAACGGATCACTTTCGAGCTTCTCTCCTGCATCTATTTTGGGCAACTGACCGATCGCATCCTTGACAGTAACTTTATGGCTTACTTTTTTTTGATGGAGACTAATTGGTCCCAATCTGGAGCCAATCAGAATTAATCTTCGTCTATTTTGTGGTAATCCATAGTCAGAACATTTGACTACATCGTACCATAAATGATATCCAAGAGACTGTAGTGCGATAATAAATTCTTCAAAAACTATATGGGTTCGCAGTTGCGGCACATTTTCCATGGTCACAAGTTCAGGCAGAATATCGCTTACAAGCCTTTGAAACTCTGTTAACAAACGCCACTTTGTATCATCTTCCCGACTATTGGGATTACGATATTTAGAGAATGGTTGGCATGGAGCACATCCTGCAAGCAACCTAATATTCCCTTCCTTAAACATAGTAGACACTTCGCTGGATCGCAGTTCAGTAACTGATTTGTTAATGAACTTAGTCTGCGGATTGTTGCCTTCGATTGCAAAGCGGCAAGATTCATCAATGTCAATACCATGAGACACATCAATTCCAGCTTTTTTTAAACCAAAAGTTAAGCCACCTGCGCCACAAAAAATGTCTACTGCTTGAATGTTCACAAGATTCTCCGTCACTATATCCTGGTATTATATACATATAAAAGTTGGGATAGTAGAGTGATTTTGCATCGCCTCTAAGTTCTTGTTATGCATATATTAATGCTAAACATCCATCAATAAACCCAAGGGCTGTCTGTAATTTTTTCCGTATTGTTCCATCTGAACATTTCCGCTTCTTCGCAATAGTACGCAGCGATATACCAATTACAAAATGAGCGATGATCAGCTCATATTCCTCAGGCTTATACTTCCTCAAACGTGCAACACAGCCATCAATCATGATACCTTCATCATCATCACATTGCAGGCGTGACTTCTTACCGTGTGGCAGCAGCCCCTTAAATCCAGCCGCGATAGGTTGCCAGTCAACTCCACTGCTATCAGCAGCAGCCCAAGCTCCCCAGCGGTCCATTACGTCGTACATGTCACGCATTTTTCTCTCCAATGTCTTCAATAATTATCATGCCGGTTTCGCCCCATACTTTTGATGTCCGGGCGTCCCAAATATGGGAGTCATCCTCGAACAGTGCGTCCAGAAGCGATTTTGTGAGATTGTCCAGATCTGGCTTTACCTGGTGCGGCTGCCCGTCCATAGCTGCGCGTTTTTTCTTGCTCCAGCTCTCAGGCATCGGTAAAACAAAAGTGATATGGGCACCGTTCTCCGGCACCTGAATGTCATGCAGGCGGGCCTCGTCACAAAACATGCGATATCGCATCACTGACGGCCGCTGTTTCCATTTATCACGGCGTGTCATGCGGGGTTTTCCAACAGGGGTGATGATGTATTTAGGCATGGGCTTCCTCGCCCAACAGATAGAGCAGCTGCACCAGAAGCTCAGCTTCAGTGCCGTACTTCATTTCCCAGGCACGGCGGCCAGCATGAATCGCCACACCGTAACCGCCATTGCGATGGTGTGTATGGCAAAGGGGAATTGATTTCCGATGATCAGCACGTTGGCTTGTGCCCTGCCCTGTCCGGATATGGTGGATTTCCGCAGGCGTTTCGCCAAGGTTTAGGTTTTTACAAACGATGCAGCCGAGCTCGGCCACACGCGCAAGATGGATGCGGTCTGCTTTTTTCATGCCGGTCCACCAGCATAAGCAGAAACACCGCTCACGAAAGGGCGATGTGAGTGTTTAAGAGTAATGCTCTGCGCCATTATGATTCCTCAAGTTGGCGCAGTAATCAGTGGGTGTTCAGCCCGTTTGATTATTATAAATCAACACTTACAGCTTGAGAACCTTATGTGCATCTAGCAGTAAGTTTAAATTTATTATCCTATCTTCATCACCCAGAACCTGGGCTGATATTTTATTATCTTCCCGATGAATCATTGTGCGCATAGCTTTGCTGGTCACAACGTAATCTGTTATTTCCCCTTCGGAAAGGCATAAAATAAGCATTCCGTCTTTAGTGAGACCGGCTGCAAATTCATTCAATTTCATAAGCACATCCCTAAAAATGGGTTTCCCCTTGCGGAGGCGGCCTTTTCTCCCTGCGCGCTGAACGTAACTTAAGCAGTCCCTCTACTGAAGGTCTAATAGGTTAGAAAGATCAATTAACCGTAATTGACCTGTCTAACCGATCGGCTCTAATGCACAGGATTAATGGAGCTCATATCACCGGCAAGAGGTCATTATCGGCTACACGGTTCAGGAAGAACGTCACTACCCCAAGCACATTCGCGTCATCCAGTGAATCGCCTTCGATGGCCTCCCCATCCTGTGTGATGAGTGCTTTTCCCTGAACAGAAGCGAAGTCCCAACTTCCGCAGAAAGAGATCAAAACCGTGTCACCCGCCTTCGGTCTTTTGGCAACATTTATAATTGCGTATCCGGCTGAAGTTTCGATAGTCCGGCAATTACCGTCGTAGCCGCAAAGTCTGCCGACGGTGAGCGTTGATTCTGCATAGTCTTTTGCTGGTGATGGAAAACCCATGATAACCACCCCTGTAAATCCACTGTATATTTATACAGTAACACCAAAAAAAAGAGGGTCAAGAATTTGGGCGTAAAAAACCCGCCGAAGCGGGTAAGTGATTAATCAATAATCAATTCTTCTCCAAAGCAGCACCATCAGCACGATAAAAACCACCAGCCAGACTGCGCCTGATATCAGCTCCATCAGGTACACTTTTTCGCCTCCTGCGTATAAGACCTTGTGAGCTGTGCTTCGTGGCCAGGGCTCAGCCGAAGCATCTCTTCACGGATCACATCAATGCAGTCTTTCGAATCCATCAAATAATCCTGTTTGAAAAGACGGTTCTGCTCTTTTTCGATCGCAGCGATAATTGCTTCAGCCAGGTTATCAATAACAGGCGGGGCAGTATAAAGCACCCGACGCTCGCCGCGACGTTCAGAGTCGTATTGATCATAAAAATCCTTATTAACGTCTTCCCAGTGCCATTGAAGCTCACCATTAGAGTCCTGATGGCAAAACTCGCACTGATTGACCGGCTCAGCACTCAACATTTCCAGCGCAATTTTCATCGCCGCAAGCGCCTTAGCCGCATCTTCGTTTACTGCGCCTGGCGTAGCAACGCGCTCTTCTTCAAGCTCCGCGATGGTATGCTTTAGCCATTCTTTTAGGGTAGTGCTCATGATGCTACTCCTTTGCCTGCTGCGGCGTGTTCTGCGTCATACAGCCATGCATCTTTCGGGTTTAAAGAGTTCTCAATCGGCGCACCGCCAGATTGGTGCATAAGAGCCTTTGCGCGTAAAAATAGTTCCTCCCGCACCTCCAGTTCCGCAATCCGCCTCTCTGCGGCTTTGCGCTTCCTGAATTGAGCTTTGCGGCTGGCCCTCAGGTTATGTTTCGCCAGTTCAGCCATGTGCAACTGGTGCTCTGCGTTAGCCAGGCGCTGGCGAACCTCATCGTTTTGCAGCTCAGCAATCCGCTTCTCTGCGACTTCCAGCGCTGCTATCAACTTGTCGGTATAGCTCTCTACTGCTGACGCCACAATCCGAAGCTCATCGCTATGCACTTCCATAGTAAGACGTGAAAGACGGTGCTGGTTGGCGTGTTTCGGCACGCCTAATAATTCGTGGTGCTTGTTGTTCATTGGGCTGCTCCTTCGATAACGTCTTCCCCACAGTGCATCTGCCCATTACGGTAGCTTGGATGCTGAACAGTGTAGTTCAGGTAAGCACTGCCAAATGTGGTCCATTTTCCCTCGATATGACGCACTTTCCCGCTTTGCTTTCTGCCCTGACGGTCGGTGTAATTAACAATTTCCCCGACGTTGAATTTTGGCTGTAATGCTTTTGCTTTGCTCATGACTGCACTCCTTTGCGAAGCTGGGTCGCGAAGTCTTCAGCATCAGCAGCCATACCAGCGGCTTCTTCAGACATTCTCATGCTTCGGCTACGCAGAGCCTGCTGTCGTTCTCGCTTGTGCGCGGAAAACATCTCCACCCCCTGCGCCATTACATCAGCCAGGATAGCTTCGGTCGCTGGGGTTTTAACGTCGACCAGCATTCGAACGCTTTCGACATTCTCCGGATCGGTTGATTGCTGCCATCTGATAGTTGCGTCAATCGCAGCTTTAATCCCCGCATTCTCCGCAGCCAGCGCAGCGAGCTTTGCTTCCGATTCGGCAAGTTTCTTACGCAAACCAGCTTCACAGTTATGCGCGCCGCTGCGCCCCCTCTCAAAGAAGAATCCGCAGTCACAATAAAAAACGTTGTCTTTCTCGGTGATCATGATTTTTCTCCCACCAACTCTTTCCATTTTTTTTCAAGAACCTGACGGGCCGCAGCCTCACCACCAGGCGGGAAGGAAAATCCCGCACGGTGCCCTGTGCATCCGTTCGAGCAACGGATTTCTGCTGATCCCCAGTTAATTCCCCTGCTACGGATTTTTATAGATGGCGCCATCCCGCATCGCGGACAGACAGGCAAATTACTCATGGCTCATACCTTCCAGAAGATGTTTGTGGCGACGCAGCTCGCGAACGGCAGCCTGAAGACGTTGAAGGTTCGACAGCTTCGTTTTTGTGCGGCGAATTTCGTGCGAGATATAACGGGACGACGGAATAATCAGGTCATCAGGACGGCTAACGAACGCCGGGATATCACCAATAATTTCATCCAGGGATTTGTTGTCCGGCGCTGATGCTAACTTGACCTCGAGTGCAGCGGCATCCGGCTGCTCTGGTTTAATTTTCGATTCACCCGCCAGGCTCCAGGTGATGTTTTTCCCGTCCACATGGCGCATAACCAGACCGTCTTTGCACATTGCACCCAGCGATGCATTCAGGGCTCGCGGGCTTTTACCCAGCTTTTCAGCGACCTGATTGGAGCTCATTGCCCCCTGCCCCTGCATTGCTGACAACACCCTCTCAACCAGAGGTGATACCGGCTTTGGTCTGATGCGCTTCGGCTTCCGCTCCTTCGCGGTACCGACCGACCATGATCCATCATAGAAATCGCACAACCCTTCCTCCTTCTGCTCGCGCAGCATTTTCAGAGCCTCTACGGGTTCGATATCCAGGCGTGCCGCTACATCGAGATAGGTTGCTTTGCCCATTGCTTTCAATGCGTCGATTACTGATTCCATTATTTTCTCCTCAAGATTCACTTAACAGGTCTCAGGTGGCTAACGTTTCCGCGATAGCTCTCCCAGTCAAAATTCACCCAAATGCCGTTGTCCATGCGCAGGCGATCGATAACCCTTGCGCCAAGGGTTTCTACCAGCGCGTCGTAATTAAGATTGGTCAGCACACCCACTGGCCGCATGGCCGCCAGACGGCGATCAATAATCTGGTTCAACAAAACTTTCTCGCCGCGGCTGTCTCGCTGAATACCAACTTCATCAAGCACCAATAAATCCACTTTGCAGAGGTCATCCAGCAGCGCGGCTTCGGACTGCCCTTCGTCGTAGCAGGCCCGGGCGCGCAGGGTCAGATCGGGCACAGTCACGATCAGAACCGTTCGCCCCTGTTTCAGCAGATAATTGCCGATGGCCGCTGAAAGGTGGTTTTTGCCGGTGCCCGGCTTTCCGGCGAAGACAAAACTGGCAAAGCCAGAGCCAAAATTCTGCGCATAGCTCTTTGCCATACTTAGCGCATGACGCTGTTCGTCGCTGTTCACGGTGTAATTTGCGAAGCTACAGCTGCGGTGCAGGTTCTGGATCCCGGATCGCCCGAAAATTTTCTCTGCACGCGCCTGCTGGTTGAGCTTGTCTACCTCCGCAGCGCGTTTTTGCCCTTCCTCACGCTGCCAGGCCATCAACTCTTCGGCGCTTTTAAATTTGGGTTCAATGCCAGCCGGAATAACACGGCGAAGGCGATCGAAAATAGAACCTGCGTTTTGCATGCTTACCCCCTGAATCCTGGCGGAACGGTGTTATCTGGACGGGAGATCTGATTAATATCCCGTCCACCAGCCTGGTAATGGCATGTGCCCGGTGCCGACAGGCGGATAATCAGGTCATCCCATTTTTCGCGGAGTTTGGCCGGACATTTAACCTGGCGAACCCAGAACGTATCGCTCTGAACGCGCTTGAACATTTCACAAATTTGCTTGTGGCTACGGCCATCAAGGGTGCGCATCAGACGCACGTCATTCGCCCAGACGGTCCAGTTCGGCTCTTTAGGGCGAACGATTTCGCCGTCAAAGGTTGCGGCCTCCTCGTAGAGTTTCAGCACGCGCTTCCAAATCCATTGCGCACAGGTCAAATCTTCCTGGCTCCCCCACTGGCGTTTCGCAGGACTGCAAACCACTGCTTCCGGGTGGCGCTTCAAAAACTCGGTTTTTGTCAATTTTCCGTCCGACGGCGAAGCGTCCGGACAAGAAGGGTTTTCTGGTTCTTTGACTGGTTCAAAAGAGTGACTGATTCTGGGTGAATCTCCTTCACTACCCCCTGGTGAATGTGGTGCACCATCTGGTGAATCTCCTGCACTACCCCCTAGTGAACTTGCTTCACTACCCTGGTGAATCTCATTCACTACCCTCAAACTGGCGTTTGCACCGGTCAGGGTTAATCGATAGAAATTGCTGCCATTGCCTTTCGGCCCCGATCTGGTCTCTTTTCGCATCAGTCCAGACTCGCAAAGCGCGGCAACATGATTCATGACGGAACGACGGCTGATCTCACACTGATCAGCGATATGCTGATAGCTCGGCCAGCACTCGCCCTGGTCACTTGCGTTATCGGCCAGTTTAAGTAGGACCAGCTTGCGAAGCGGGTTGCCTACCTTGACCTTCATCGCCTGGACCATCAGTTCCATGCTCATAGAACACCTCGATACAACTGAACTAAGCTGCTTTCGAACAAGTCGAAACCAGCTTTACTTTGATGCCGACCAGCTGCGCCAGCGCGTCGATCGCTTCCAGTGTCTCTCGCCGGATTACCGGCTTCGGTTTGCCCGTGAAGACCGCATTGGTGGCTTCGATGCACTCTTTGTTAACCCTGGCTGCCTGGTAGTGAAGGCAGTCCTTCTGCGCCAGTTCGCTGTCGATGGCGGTGCGGATTGCATAGCTCAATGCCTCAGCCTGCTTACGGTAGTTCGGCGTATCGTTGCGAAATGCTCGCTGGATAATCTGTTTGTTGTTGTGCAACCGGCGCGCGTATTCGTCCGGATCCGATACGTCATCCAGTGACTGGAGAAGATCGCCAAAGTGATGCGGGGTTATCAGCTGCGTCACCGTCTTCCAGCCCTTTTCTTGTGCCCAGGACTCCAGCTCGCATGCCAGCTTTTTGATTTCCATCAGTCAGTATCCTCCTGAGCTGTTGTGTTATTTTTTGGCTTGTAATCAGGCCAAATTTCAGCCCAATCGCTTGGCCGCATATCAGATCGAGAAACCTTTCCATCGGTGAAGGTTTCAATAACGATGCATCGACTTGGCGAAATAGCAGCACGCCCCGTTGCAAGTTGGGAGAGGTAAGATTTCGATATCCCAAGGTGTTGCTCCAGAGCCTTGCGGATCTTTGGCCCACCGGCTTTCAAAAAGTCATTCAGTTGCATAATTACTCCTGTGTGTAGAGTTGTAAGTTTATAAACCACTAAACATTAATGTCAAGTTTTTGCTTGTTTAGAAATTACTAATCAAAATGACTACATGGACACAAAAGAAATCAGGCGTAAGCGCCTAGCGGCATGGTTTTCCAGCAGAACCTTGCCGGAAAAAGAAAAGAGCTACCTATCACAGCTGATCAACGGCAAAGCGTCGTTCGGCGAGAGAGCTGCGCGCCGTATTGAACGAGATTACGGCATGGCTCCTGGTTATCTTGATGAAGAACCCATAGGCGAAGAGATAAAATCCCCCCGCCCGTTTGACGCGCGCCATGAAGAATTGCTTGACCTTTTCGACAGCCTTGCTGAATGGGAAAAAGAGCAGCACATGGTAAATCTCAGGGCCCAAGTAAACTCTATCGACAATGAGCTCAAGGCAAGGCTGAAAGGCAAGTCCAAACAAGAAATCCTTCAGATGCTGAAAGACCTAGAGATAGACTAACTCCCCCAAAGACCGCCTGTTGCGGTCTTTTTTTTCCTCTTAATACAAACACATCCAATTTTTCACGCCCTTTTGTTTACTATTAACTTTACATTGTGGTTTATTTGTTTATAAACTTAGACCAACAAAACACGCAGTAATCAGTAAACGTTCCGCCTACCCGGCGATAAGGGTAAACAGAGCGAACAGGCAGGATGCCCACGAAGTAGCCGCCGGTGGCGTATGAATGACCGGATGATTCGCAGAAGATGGTTTGTTGTGATCTGGAGACAGGGGATGAAATATTACATAGCAACAATAAACGAAGGTTCTGAGGTGGTGATTATCCATGCTCGGAATCAGTTCGTTGCCAAAGCCCTGATTAATAATGATGCAGAAACGATAAAGTTAATTAGTGCATTGGAAGCAAAGAAGCTGATTAAGCGTGGTTTCAGGTTAGTCAGCTAACTTTTGGTTCAGGAGAAACTGATCCGCCCACAACATGGAAGCGCATTCCACCCTTTCACTAATGGGGATTGGTTTGTTAGCTGGCGGAGTGCGCTTCCAGTCGTGGTTGTCACTTAAACTCTCTGAAAATACTGGAGCCTTATTATGCAAGGTCAGCATTATGGAACAGATTTAATACCGAGAGGTGATATTGCACCTGGAACATTAGTAAGGCATAACGGGCGCACTTATCGGGCATCAGCAAATGTATCTCGCGGTTTATATGTTTACAGTCTCATTGAGCGGGCAATTATTCGAAGTGATAAGGTCGAAGTGCTTTTGAATGGGAATGGACGGCCGTTAATTAACTGACATCGATTAAATTTAATTCATGCCTTAGCTGGCAGGGATTTCTACACCCTAAATGCGCAATAGCGCTTATTAACTGGAGATCTAATTATGTTTGGCATTTTCAAAAAGAAAGCACGTAAAGCCGTAGTTGAAGTTAAAAAAATGGAAAACCGCGATGCAGTAGAAGCGACTGTGTGGGGTGCCTACTCCATTGCATACGCAGACGGCACCTGCGATGCGAAAGAAATCGCAACGCTGGAGAAAACCATTTCGGCGCTACCGGCTTTCGCACCATTCGCCGGTGAGATCGCACAGATGAGCAGTAACATTCGTGCCCGTTACGAAGCTTCACCGCGTTCTGCCAACGCTCAGGCTCTGCGCGAACTGGCAGATGTTGCCGGGACAAATGACGCTGTTGATGTTCTTTGCCTGTGCCTTGATGTTGCTGACAACGATGGTATCGGTGAAGAAGAAGAGAAGCAGCTGAAGAAAATTGCTCAAGCGCTGCAACTCCCGTTGGATCAGTACCTGTAATGCGTAGCATGCCAGAAGCGTTGCGCATCACGCTGGTTCTGCTGCTTGCTTTTATGTCTGTCGTAACGGACTTCACAAGTTACGTTCTTTCATTCGTCAGCGATGCGTTTTTTGTGGGTGCTCTTGTCTGGTTGGTCTGGCCCTCACTCAAACAAGATAAGTAAGAATATCCGCCCTCTGGGGCGGTATCCCAGTGAGTTGTTATATATGGATGACATCATTTGTCATTGCGCTGTTTGCTGCCACGAATATAAAAAATCGGAAATGCACGAAAGGAAAACAGATATATACCCTTTTAAACGCACGATTTATTTATGTGAGCAATGCAATGAAAAAAGAGAAAGACGTGACGCTTTAAGAAAGATAAAACGCGGCATCCGCAAGCCATTTCATTCAACATCATTTTTCAAATATTAAACGAGGTTATTATGTCTGTTGAGTTAAAAGTATTTGGTGGTGCTTACTTCCCAAAAGATAAAGCATTAAAAAAACACCCTAATTTAAAACCACTTGCCATCGCGGTAAACGCGTCCACAAAAGCCATCGCTGAAGCTGTTATTTTCGGTAAGCTGGCGGCTGAACATCCAGAACATATTGATGATTTCTTTAAGGTGAAAATCTGGGAGCACCACGAAGGTATTCCCTGCCCTGATCTTGATGTTTTCTCACCTGATTTTTTCGACAGCGTGGCAGTATGGAATGTGAACGCTGGCGAACCAGCTGCGGCGCCACAGCCAGAAGCTGAAGCAAACGAAGAATGGGAGGACAACAAGACTCAGGAAGAAATTAAAACCGTTGCGCGGCTCGACCAGACATCCCGGGCAGCTTGCCTGGCACTGTTCGGCCCGGTTCCTGGAATCACTGAGGCGCAGTACGGCCAGATTGTAGACCTGGTTAATGATGATGCTGGCAGCTTTACCCGTGAACTGACAGAAGCACTGACGAAAGAACCCCGCGCTCTGTCGCTGGCGCCGGAACGCCAGGAGCAATTACTGGCCTGGGTTCGCGAGAACACAAAAGAATCATCACAATGGCCTGACATTAAAAAGCAGATCGCCAAGTGGCTCGACACGCCAGTAGATAAGCGGCCACAAGCTGCCCCCGTCAACGAAGACAACCGCACAGACTCGGGCGCCACCCTGGGAGGCGGCAATAAGACAGACCGTAGCCCGGATCTGGTTCATAACCTCTCTACGCTGCGTATCGAAGTAGCGGTTGCAATTCTGAGCATATACGACGAGATCGACATTTACTGGATCCCTAATAGATTCATGATGGCCGCGAAAGGAATGGCAGAAGCAGCGCAGGATCCCCAGTTCACTGCATGGTGGGCACAACTGCGCGGCACGCCAGGCATTCTGGACTATTCCCGCGCGGCCATCATCGCCCTGATCAAATCTGCGCCTGAAGACCTCTGGCTAAACCCGATCAAATTACGTGAGTACATCAATCGCGAACTGGTTGAATCGAATCATACGAAGCCAGATCAGAAAACCATAGATATTGCATGCAAAGCGAAACCCCGCGTTATCCCGGAGGAAAAGACAGATGATAAAGCCCAACCGTCGATACAGAGCGAAACTCTGCCACCAGCAGTTTGCCCGGGAAAAGCTGCGCAGTTCGATAAAGAGCTTAAAGAGGCATTCACACAGAATGCAGAGTCAGCGCCGCAGGTCAGCGAGCAACCGCGCGTAGAGAACCTGGGCGATGGTATCTTTTCAGTAGATACATTGATTAACAACACCTCAAATGAAGTCGAAAAAGAGGAAGTACCACCAGCATTAAATGATCGAGAGATTGAAATCGCCCATGCATTAAACGAGCTGATGTCCGGGCGCACAAACATCGTTGATAAGGATGATATCGAATATCTCATCACCACCACGGGTAAAGATATCAAGCATCTTTTCCCGCTACTGATTGCAGATATCACAACAACCGAATTTTGTCTGTCGCCCGATCTCAGCGATGAAGAGGTGCAGGACGTTGCAACTACGATACTTAAAAAGTGGTCTGACGACATTAGCGATCGTCAGAAAATCGCGCTTGATGCGATCGTGGAATACCGTCGCCCTGAACTGCCAAAACCGGTAGTGCTCGATCCACCGGTTGTTAGTGCAAAACCTCAACAGACACCTGAACAGCAGCCTGAAGCAAACAGTCAGCAGACATCCCTCTCCTACCAGCAACAGTTAACGATTGCAGCTCTTCAGGGCCTGTGTGCTAACCCCGCTTACTGCAATCAGTACGATGACTTGCCGATCATGGCAACAGAGCTTGCGCGAAGTGTTGAAAGCATCATCCAGCAGGAAGGTTCACGTGCTACTGATTAATCGCAGCGCGAACGACTGCATAGGCGGGCCAGCATGCGCCGCCGCACTCAAATCGCATTATGAGAAATTCGGAAATCATGGACGCAGCCATACCCAAACGTTTTACACAGTAATGGTAGGCAAACAGAAAGTGACCGTAGAGGTAATTAACAGACGCCGCAGCTATGTTGCCACAGCGATGCTAGGAGCCCGGAACATAAAACGAATGGCTGATCTGGGTGATTTCTAAAATTCAACTATCTCCAGCTGCAATGTCTATTATGCAGCTGGTCATCGTGAGTAATGGTTATGACTGATGACATTTTAACTAACGATGCAATTCGTAAGCTGACCGGGTACAAACAACCCAAGAAACAATGCGCATGGCTTGCCTCAGCCGGGATCTGGTTTAAAGAAGATCGCAACGGTTATCCCAGAACCACCTGGAACCATGTGAACAATCCGATCGCATTGAGGATGGTACCTGACGTAAAAACTGAGTTAAATACTCCAAACTTTGATGCAATGTAATGGCCGGTAAACGAAAAAATCCTTCTGATGCAATTCTACCCCCGCGTGTCTACCGGGGGAAATCAAAATACGAATTCCACCCGGCAACGGGTGGATCCATAAACTTGTGTCCTCTGGATTCACAAGTATCTTTAATTTGGGCCAAGTATGAGGCAGCGCTGAAAGTTATCGAAGAGAAAAAGAATCTGTCTGGACTAATCGATGATTTTTTTGCCAGCGCCGATTATCACAAATTAGGCAATGAAACCCGTAAAGATTATAAAAAATACTCACGCAAGCTGATCCCGGTGTTTGGGAAAATGGATCCAGATAGCGTTAAGCCCCAGCACATCAGGCAATACATGGATAAACGAGGCGTAGCCGCACCCGTGCAGGCGAACAGGGAAAAAGCGTTTCTAAGCAGGGTCTACGGATGGGCTTACGAAAGAGGCATGGTGAAAGGCAACCCATGTAAGGGAGTAAGGCAATTCAAAGAGGAAGAACGTGAAAGATACGTTACCGATGAAGAATACTATGCGCTTTATGAAGTATCGCCGACGGTCGTCAAAGTAGCCATGGAATTGGCTTATCTTTGCCTTGCACGTCAGGGGGATGTACTCGCTGTGCAAAAAACCCAGCTATTACAAGAAGGGATTTTTATCCGCCAGGGTAAAACCGCAGCAAAGCAGATCAAAGCCTGGTCTGAACGTTTGTTAGCAGCTGTAGAGCTTGCAAAAACATTACCGCTTAAAAATGGAATTTCCAGTGTTTACTTGATCCATCAGTTTAATGGTCGCCGCTACACACGTGACGGCTTTAATAGTCGCTGGCAACAAGCGAAAGAAGAAGCTCAAAAAAAACATCCACACATGCTTTTTGATTTTACGTTCCACGATCTAAAGGCCAAGGGTGTATCGGATCTGGAAGGCAGCCTACAGGAGAAACAGCAAATTTCTGGACACAAAACTATCACGCAAACGGCGCGTTACGATCGAAAAGTAAAAATTGTGCCAGTGGTAGGCGGGCAAAAATAA